CTAAAGCATCAATAGATAATCCATGATATAAATTAGCTTGTGGAAACTTAGCTTTGGCTTCGTTATATCTATTCTCATCTAAATCTACAGAGTAACACTTTTCAAAGTTTGGTATTGCTTTACTTAATGTATTACACACACCCGTGCCTGTTTCTACATAAACATTGCATCCGTAACTTGCTAGATCAAATTTCTTTAATATTCCCATATATGTATTATACCATAAAAAAAGCCCACGTCTAAGGTGGGCTTCTTATTGCTTGCTAACTAATTAAAAAATTAGTATGAAGCGTAAACACCTAACGGATCAGATACACCGAAAGAATAACGCTCACGAGCCTTATATCTTACATTACCTGTATCAAAGTCACCGTCCATAGAGTTTTGTAGAGGTGTTCTAACGAACATTTTAAGACCGTTAGGCACGTCTGTTGTTAAGAACCAAGCATTAGTAGCTGTCAAGAAGTGGTTAATTGTATAACCTTCTGGGATAGCACCATTGTTCTTAATAGCATTGATATCGTTGTTATTTGTACCTACTCTTAATTCTGTTTCGAGTAAGCGTGTAGCAACGAATTGTAATGCTGGTGGAACAATAAGTTTTCTTGGTTTAGCAGCGATCAAGAGACCACGCTCATCTGTCCAAGCTGCGATTTGAATAACTGCATTTTCCAATGAAGTTTCATTTAAGTCAGCTGGAGTTGATGGAGTGTTAGCATTTAAACCACCAGAAACTAGTGGATGTGCTGTTGAGAATAATGATACGCCATCACCATATGTAAATGATGAGTTGAAACCATTATTTAAAACAGCTGCTGCTTTAACTTGTTTTGTGTACGCCATAGCACGAGCTAATGCTTTAGTATAACGAGCTGATAATGAATCATACAAGTTATCTTCAATAGCTTCTTCAGTTAAGCTGAAGCCAAGAGCGATAGTTTCGTGATTGTAGCGAGCTGTCCAAGCTTCTTGAGCATTGTCATAAGCGATGGCTTGACCTTCGTTTTTGACTGGTGCTGCTGAGAAACCTGAAAGTTTTGTTTCTTCTTCGAATGAACGTTCTGATGTTTCGATTTCATAAATTTCTTTATGTTCTTCACCATAGCGAGCATATTCAAGACCGAACAAAGCGTTCAATCCTGGGAGTAGTTCTTTTAGTAACTGTGCACGTGAAATAGCCATTTATATGCTCCTTAATTAAACGCCAGTAGCATTGAAGTAGCTATGGTAACCGAAGTTCCATGTTACTAATGCTTCAGGGTAGCCAGTGAAAGAAAACTGTTGATTTGAAGATTGGTTAGTTGTAACCGATTGATTCAAGTTTACAGTTGTACCGTTAACTGCAGTAACATATGTGTTAGAACCAGCATTGATACCAGTACCTGAAATTAACATGCCAGGTAAGATAGCAGTGTTAGCTGCACTTAATGTTACTACTGCACCAGATGTTGTAGCATTTTGTGTTACTGTTACTGCTGAAGCAGGAACAACACCAACGATACGGAATGGAGCAGACGTTGTTAAAGGTGTAATAGATGCTGTGCTAGTAGCTGCTGCAGAAACTGCAATTGCTGCTAGTGAATCACCAGTACCTGTAGAGCCAGTATTACCAGCTGCAGCACCGATGTAATAAGCATTAGAACCAACAAAAGCTGGGTTAATGTATTGAATTGTTGTAGAACCACCAGTACCAGCTGGGTTAGAAACCACTGCTGTTTGGAATACTGCTTGTGGATCGTCAACTACATAGCCAATAGCGTCAGTTGCTGCTGTGCTTGCAAGCCAATATTGGTAACGATTCTTACCATAGATTGGACCGCCAGTTGAAGAATACTCTGCACCAACAAAAACACCAATAGTACCAGCAACTGCTGATGAAGCATTGTATGTTAATGTAGAAGCGATTACGTTACCAACTTGAGCAGCTGATGAACCGATTTGAACTACGTCACCATTGTATAAGCTTGTTGAATAACCGTTGATGATGTTGAACATACGAGTTGAACCCGCAAATACACGACCACCAATAAGGTTAACAGGCTTAAGTCCATAAGGACTAGATACGGTAGGGTATGCCATTTATATCTCCTAATTGATTAATTTTTATTACCAAAAGATACCGTAGACTTACGTTCTGAGAACAAAGGCATACGAGCATCATTTTGACGCATAAAACTATTATCTACTGCTTCAGCTTGCTGTTGAGTCATATTGTTTTCATAGTCCATACGAGACTTAACAAACTCCTCAGGAGCCTTACAGAGTAATAATCCACCAATCTCGATGTTTTCTTTAAAACGACTTTCGGGATCAGTTAGCAAGGAAAACTTTGGTTGCTCTTCTGCTCTGACGGGTTCCCATCCTTCTCTTAAACGTGAAGAAAGGTTTTTTGGGTCAGCAACATTAAGCATTGAAACTCTTATCCATCTGTACGCATAACCAGCTTGCTTATCTGGTTCTGGTAACAACTCAGGAGGTGTCCAAGCTTTTGGACGTTCTTCTTGTTGACGAGTGGATACTTCACGGGGAATTCTATTTTCAGCCATTTTGGGACTCCAATTTAGTTAATTCCATAGCATATTGCTCTGGAGAAAGTTTAAACTTCTTAGCCAAAGCTAATTGCGTTTGCGTCAGTCTAATCTTTTTTGAGGATGTAGAACGTGTTGCAGGTGCTACTACCGAAGTAGGTTTTTTGGCAGAGTCTTTGGTCTCTGTTGTTTCGCTCTGAAATTTTTCAGGGAAACGTTTGTGCATTTCGGAATCAATAACGCTCCAGTAATGATCGGAGCCTGTCGGGACTCCATCTTTCTCTAGGCGTTTATGAATACCCATTGCTAGGAAACTCATGTCCTCATCGACACCGTACCAGCTATTTTTATCTAGCCATGCTTGGGTTTTGGAGTCCAAACGAGGTGTAGGTTGAGATTGAGGAATATTAACACGATTTTGCTCTTCTTGTAAAGCACTTTCGTCATATTGTGGCTTATAACGCTCGATTTCTTGCGATTTCATCTTCGCAGACATCAATTTTTCTTGTGCTTCTATAAGTTTGTCACTATCGCCAGCCTCAAGAGCTTCTTTAATTTCTCGTTTTGCTGCATCTAATTCACGAGTTGAGTTCTCTTTTGCTGTGTTAACATATACTTTTTCACCATCTGAAAGACGGCTTTTAAGTTTTTTGGTTTCATCTAACAATGATGTGGCTACACGAACAGCTTCTTCTTGTTCACGAAGTGCTTGCTCTTTAGCCCTACGCTCATCATTGATGAGTTTTTTCATTTGTAGAAGACGTTGTTTAGCTTCCTTAGAATATTCTTCTAAGTCATCATTTTCAACTTCATCTGCAATTTCTTTAGGTAAAGGAGTTGCGTTTTTTTGGTCTTCTTCAGGGCGGTCATCAACTACCTCAATTTCAACCTTATCTACTGGCTCCTGTTCAACTTCAATCTTTTCTTCTTCTTCATCTGGGAATTTATATTCAGCCATATATCCTCCTAAACACGACTAATTCCACGAGGATCTTGAACAACAGCCTCAACGGAATCATCATTAATTAATCTGAATTCACGACCATGAATCTTTAATCGTGTGCCTGTGTTGGGACGGGCTAAGATAAAATCTCCCTTTTTACACCAAGGACCATTTGGGAAACGTTTTTCATCCTTGTAGCAATCAGGACCCATATCCACTACAAAGAATACTGTAGATAGAACTTCTTCAGTTCTCATGGTTTGGTCTGACTTTAAAATACCGCTATCAAACTTATCTTCAGCTTCTGGTAATGCACATAAAATGCGATAGCCTTGTGGGGCTGGAAGCTGTCTTGCTTTTTCCTCATCCGTTTGGGGAAGAGTTGTTGCTTGGTTTACATCATCGGGATTTGAGCCGATTAGTATTTCACTCATCTGAGTTCTCCATATTTTGTTTTAGGTCAGTAACAAACATTCGTGTGGTAAAGAGACCTTTTATTTCACCACATATACGTTGGTAGTCAGCGAAGTCTTTGGCTTCGCCAGCTCCCAATGCTTCTTCTAATCTTCGAACCTTATCATCTATCTGTTTGAGAAGTAGATCTAATGCGTTCATTCATTTTCCTTTGTAGGTTGGTTGGTTTGATCTTTTTGATGCTCATGTTCTTTCTTTTGTTTTACTAGTTCAGAAAGCACTCTTACATCACCTGCATTTTTAGTATCACGCATTTGAGCTTTAGCTCTACCTATTTCAGAACCAATACGTAATCCTTCCATCTTTTGTTTTGCAGCAAGATTAGCTTTATCAGATTGCACTTTGGCACCTACTTGCATACCAGCGATTTCTTTTTGAGCGGCAATACGTTGCTTCTCAACTTCGATCTGATCTGCTTTAGCTGCAGCTTCAATTGCCATCTTCTTCATCTTAATTTCAATTTCTTGAGCTTTGAGTTGTAGCTCTTTCATTTGCATTTGGATGACAGGATCATTAGCGGCTTGTTGTGCTTGTTGAGCAGCCACTGCAGTTTTATTCTGATTAAGAATGTTTTGTGCAGTAGGAACAGCCATACGAGTGATAGCCATTTCTTGCTCTGGTGTGAAGCCTGCATCTGGATCATCATTAAAGTTAGGTATAGACATACCCATGCCTTCTTCCATTTGACGCTTATACTCTAATCCTACGTGCTCTGTGATATGTGCTTGCATCGCTTGCATAATCATAGGAGCTTGTGGATTTTGACCAATGATCTGTTTAATCTTAGGATCATTCATGGCAGCCATATGAATTTGAATATGGGCTTGATGATCTTGATATGGGAAGGCTTTTAATGGTTGATTCTTTAAAGCATTCACATTTTCAGTGACGGGATCTAAAGGTTTCATATCATCTGGCATAGGCACTAACTTTTCTGCGTTCTTAATACCAATCACTTCTAACATCTGACGATGCAAATAGGGAAGGTTATAAAGTTGAGGAGCAGTTTGTGAAAGTTGTAATACAGCTTGATACTGAACAACCTTTTGAGACATGGTAGCTGCGTTAGGATCAGATACTGGGATAATCGTTGTTGTATCGTAATCTGATTTTTTAGCACTCTTACCACCTGTTACAGGATCATAGTCATAATCTTCTGGAGCATAGTCAGCAATAATTTCTTTTAAAAGCCTAAACTCTTGCTTCATTGAGTAATGGATACGAGCTTGGATAGCACTCATAACCTTCAAAGTACGCTCTAAGATCGCTAGTGTGGTTCCTACAGGGCTATTTGCAGACATATCTGCAACTTTAATATCCCCTGCAGATGCAAATCTACGACCTTCTTCAACGATCTGATTAAGTAACTGGATAAGTGTTTGTGATGGTTCTTTGTAAGGCAACGGCATAATGTTGTCTTTCATAGCACCAGAAGGCACATCTACGTCACGGAATTCGCCTGGAGCGATTGGTGTATCATCACCTTTAACTCTAAGACCTCTGGTCTTAAATCCACCAGGGAGATTTGCCAGTGATCCAGCGTCTACTAATTGACGAAGTATGGATGTACCAGATTTTGCAAATGCACCGATAAGATGGATTAAGCCAAAACAATAAAAACCGAAGCCAGGGATGTAACCATAGTGAACGAAGTGTTGACGTTTTTGATGAGTCTTATCATCAGGCTCCCAATTACGTCTAATCGCTAAAATGTTGCCAGAACTCTTTTCTAATGTAACAACATAAGGTAAAGCTAGACCTGTCACATTGCCTTCTTCATCTGTATGTTCATAACCAGGTAAGTCAAGGTTAACATGCATCTCTAAGATCTTATAACGATCATCAGTGGTAGCACGGAAGCCTAACTTCTCTGCAATTTTCTTTTCTATCTCATCGAGCGTATTGTCTGGATCACCAAGATCAATGTCACGATAAAAGCCAGCAACTTGTAAATGGCGAAGTTCATTTTCTGTTTTCCTCATTATGTGAGTAACACGTTCAGCGGACTCAAGACTTGATGCACCGTAAGGTACAACCAAATCCTCAGCAGGAATATACATAGAGACTTGTCGATCCAATGATGGATCAACATAAATCTTTTTAAATCCATTACCAGAAAGACCTAGACCCCATAACATTCTTTCATGTTCTGGTCTGTATTCCGTCATCACATCTGTAAGCTCATGGTTCATATCTGCAACCACACGCTCCATAGCATCTTTTTTAGCTGGTGTTTCTTTGCCTATGATCTCGCCCTTAACAGGACCAGATGCTGGGAAAGTATCCATAATGGTTTCTGATTGGAATTTAACTACAGCTTCAGCAAGAACAGGATGGTATACACCACATGCACCTTCCCATGGCTCTGAACGCTCTTCAATCTTAAGACCTAGAAGTTCTAGACCATCTACATATGTTTGGATCCAGTCACGTCTTGAATCGATGTCTGATTGGAAGTCACCAATAAGATCTCCACCAATTTCTTGAAGATCACCATCTGACATTAACTCAGCAAGATTTTCGCTAAAATCATCTTCTTCACCTTTTTCCATGTGAATATCT